CCTACCACGACAGGGAGGTAACGTGGCAGGGGAGCAGGCGCATCTCTGCGTAAGATGATGCTACTCCTTATGCAATTCATATGCAAGCGCCAGATAGCCTATGGCGTCTGCAATGCTATCCTTGTGGAAGTCACCCTTCGCTAATCGGCCAAGCTTCAGATCAGCCATCATAATGCAAACCTCATAGGATGACACATAGCTCCCCATGTGCTGCGTCCATCGCTCTGCAATGTTGGCGAAGTTCTCTGATGGCGTTCCATAGTCAGCTTGTCTTTGACCGTGAATAAGGTTGCTTGCCTCGCGCAGTATTTCGTTTCGTCTTGTTGGTTGATCCATTCTTCTTCTCCAGTTCATATTTCCGCATCAGGATAATCTGACGTTCTTCTTCGCTCCACTTGGGCAGATCCACGCCTAACACTTTTCTGCGATTGGCAAAGCCTTCTAGCTCCTCCAAGCATGAACTCGCATTAACTTTCTCTTCAAACGTCATAAGTCAAAATCCCAGTCTTGGACACTTGGACACCCCTTAGGGGTGTGTCCTGTCTGTCCAAAGATGACCAAATGGTTGGACACTTGTCCAAACTGCTTGTCCTTCATGTCCAACCTTTGCATAACTTATTGTTATCTATGAGAAATTGTTGGACATCTACCAACCTCTTGATATGTCTATCCGCTGTCCTTTGAGACACACCTAGCTCTATTGAGACAGCCTCTTTTAGGACACGTCTGGACACCCAATTTTCACCAGAATTGTCCACAATTTTGTCATATTCGTCCTTCACGACATCTTCAGCACGTTCGTCTTTTGACATGCTTTTGCGGCTATCTTGTATCTCCATAAGCGCCACTGACTTCGCAGGATTGCCATCAGCGCCCATCAATTCTTTCTCTATGTGGATAAAGTTTTTCGGCTCAGGTATCATGGCGTCCTTCATTTTTGTCCACTTAACTTCCACCTTGGCGATCTGATCGTCGCCCCATTTCTCCACCATAAATTCGCAATCGACAGCCCCTAGAAGCGCAGAGCTACCCCTAGCGCGATCCTTATTCCCGTGGCCGGTATGATGTACTGCCAGCACAGTGCAGGAATAATCATCCCGCATATCATCGACTGCCCTAATCATTGCGCCCATCTGCTGGGTGCTATTTTCGTCTGCTGCGCCCATCGCTCTTGCCAGTGTGTCGATCACGATTAACGCCGGTTCGCCATGCTCATCCACCATGCTATCCACTACGCTGCGAAGCTCTTGCACATGCTCTTCATCTGTCAGCACAATGGAGCGGCTTGATTTAAAGAAGGGTAGCCCCTTGAGCGTTACATCATTCTCCGCTGCCCATGCTGCGGCACGTCTAGCAAAACCATTGTGCCCTTCACCAGCAATATAGAATACTGGCCCGCCATCTACTGCATGACCGTGAAACTCTTTCTGTGCAGCTATGCAGAGCGCCATATCTATCGTGAGGAACGTTTTTCCTGCCGCTGGAGCGCCAAAGCATACTGCAAATGTATTCTTCTCTAGCAGACCATCTATGATCCACTCTGGCGCTTTAAACTCCAGATCCCCCAGCGGAACAAATAGCTCCTTCTTTTTGCGCACCTTCTGCAATTCAGCGGCCACTGCTGGTCTACCATCGCGCAGCATGACGTCATTCCAATCATCACCCTTTCTGCGTGGCGCTCTATATGGCATTCCCGTTTTATTGGCTGCGTCTATGCCTGCGCTATCGTTATCTGCCGCTATGACAAACGTGGCATTGGGTTTGGCTTCTTGCAGGATAGCTGCCACCTTTGGCAGATTACCACTGCTCAGCGCGTATATACATGGCCTGTCGGTGCTTATGTGAACGGATACCGCCGTGGCCCAACCCTCTGCGATATATGTAAGCCCCTCAGCGGAGCCGCCTATTACAGCAAATGCGCTTTCTGTTTTGCTGCCCTTGTTAAACTTCTTATCCCCATCTGGGCTGATCTTTTGTGATCCTGCCTTTTGCAGCTTGCCATCTGTTAGGTGATAGAATGGCACGACTACGTTACCGTCTAGCTCCTGAGCGCCTATTAGCGGCACTCCTTTGCGCTCATGGTAAGCCTTTGGGGTTTCATCATTGAACGGGTTTTTTGCGCTTGGCAGGCTTGGCCAGTCGTTTACTTCCATGATGGGCCATAGCTCCATATCCAAAAGTATCTTTTGTATGGCCTTCCAATCGCCACACTGCCTGCAATTGACGCTGACATTGCCGTTATATTCCTTGACCCAGAAGCGGTCATTCCCGCTGCAATTAGGGCATGGCCCCTTATATTCGCTGCCATGCCTCTTTAAGCTTAGCTGGTTGACTATTAAGTCACCCCAGATGTGCCACTGTGCATCTGGATACTTGTCTTTTTTGCCGTTTCCCATTATAAACTCCATATTCATACTGCTCCTTATAAGGGCGCTGCGCTCTCCCACGCAGCGCCCTACTTTTATTTAAAACGGGATTTCATCATCAAATGATCCGCTTGCCGGCGCATCGATGACCGCCGCTGTTGGCGTAGACGCCGGTAAACCAAACGGATCATCTTTTGGCTTGGCATCTGCAATACTTACAAACCCTTCCATTGCCGCGAATGGTGATGCCTGTTCTAGTGGCTTATGCTCTAGCACTTGCACAGCCCGCAGTCTGAGCGACACACCGGCATCGCGCATATTGTATGGCACGAATGTCACCGCCACGTTTACGGTGCTGTCTGTGGTCAGCATAAAGTCATCTGCCAGCTTCGTACCTTTGGCATCATACTGACCAACGCCATTGGTTAGCTCGCCGTTATAGTTGCCTTTCAGCTTAGCTTTGCCAATGAAGATTTCATCGCCATCCTTTTTGAACGGCATGTTGAACTCTTCTGGCCATTCTGGTTTGCGCTTTGATGCGTATGCTTTGCGCATTTCATCTAGCAAAACCTTGGCCTGATCGCGTGTCATCTTAAATGACATCTCATATGCCGCATTGGGGTCTTTGGCATCACATGGCACTGACCTTTGTTCCTCAGCGGAATATTTGTAGGTTTTGTTGATACGTGGCCACAACGCTTTAACGTTTTTGATGGTATATTGCATTTATTGCTCCTTTGCTTTTAACCATTCTGGTAGTTCAATGATATTAACCTCAGGCCAATCAGTCGGGTATGACTGCTCATCCTGAGCCTTCTTTATGCGCCGCAGAATATTCATCATTCTTTGATGCGCATAATCCAATACGCCATTGCTGAGGACGTGTACCCCTACAGCATATGGCGGTGATTTTTCCACTGCGGCGAATATGCAGTGTGTCACAGGCAGCTTTTCGATTGCAAGGACATATCTGTAGAACGCCATTTGCAAATCATAATTGTATGACCAAATGTGGCGCTGAAACTCACGCTCTGATGGCCCGGCGTCTAATGTGCTTTTTAGATCCAGCAGCAGGCCAGCTTCTTTTACATAGCAGTCTGGCCTACAGCGAAGTCCAAGCCCCGTTTCTGGACAGGTGACAAATATGCTGTGTTCTATCATTGCGCTGGGATGCCTCACAATTGAGGCTACCCTTGGGTGGCGCAATGCGCTTTCTGCCATTGCATTGCAAATGTCGTAATCGCTTTGCGTTAGCAGCAGCTTATCCTGCGCCTCCGCTTCTTCCTTGGCTTCGCTCCACGCCTTACCCCTGCGCGTTTCTGGGCCGCGTATAACGCGCCCTTCATCTGGTTCTAGGGTTAGCTCGTGAAACCCCGTTCCCAGCGCCAGAGCAGGCGTCTCAGAGCGTACAGCGCCCTTCCAGTGAGCCAATGACTTAGACGCAGCTTTGACATCACTGCTGCTGATTTCATCACGCGCGTGGTAGGCGTGATTGGACATGCGTGGATCAATCATCGTGCCATTTACCATTCTCTTTGACAAATTCGCCGCACCAATCCCTACCATATGTAAAGATTTCCCATTGGCTTGTATTTATACCATGATCATCATAAGCCTCTCTATAAATGACGGCACCATTTTGCTTTTGCACGGGTGGATATCTATGGCATTCTCCGTGACGGATTGTTACGTCAACACCAGCAAATAATTCACACCAAAATTTACAATTTTCGCATACTTCACTCATTCATCATCTCCCTAACCAAGTAGCAAAATCCCTCTAAATCCAAGACAGCGACAAAGCCGTTGTCTTCTTCTTCGTACATAACCGCGTGTAGAGGAACGACAACACGCACATCACGATGGTCAAACTTATAGACAACACATGGCAGCTTGCCTGCGCGATTTGCGGCGCGACTGGCTTGACCCCACCAATCTGGGCGCATTCCATCGCCAGATTTGTAGCGCTTGCATTCTATAACGAATGGAAAGTCTACGCCTCTTTCTGGCACCAGATCACCGTGATCGCCTTCGCGGTATTGCTCAAGATCGCGCTTGAACTTTATCCCAAGGTTATCCCATAGGTAATTGGCTATGCTGCGCTCAAACTGTGCGCCTTTTGCGCGTGAATTAACCATCTACTGCTGGTTGCTCCACATGAATGCCACGCTTTGCGAGGTAATCCCGCAATGCGCCCTCTACTATGCCCGCCATACTGCGGCGCTCTTTTTTCTTTATAATCTTCATAGCCTCAACTAAATCTGGGTCTATGCGCACCAACAACTGATGTAATTCCATTGCAATTCTCCTTTGCTATATTTTTGATATATAAGTGCTTGCAAACTGTCAAGAGATAGCATAACGATATATTTACTACCAAATGAAAGGAAATAAAATGAACCTCACAACAACACATGATTTTGTAATCATTAATATGATGGAAAACGGCACCACATTCGGAGTGCGCGTTGATACTGGCGAAAGCGTATATGTTTCGCCGCGCTTATCTGAGCAGAGTAATGCTCAGCTTGATGACATTTGCACCGGCATATTAGTGCGCAATACGCAGCATAACGCAGATCGCACACCTTGGGTTGCCGCCTATGTAGAAAAAGCTCGCCCTGCAAAGGAGGTATTTCAAGAGATATTTGGGGAGATGCATCCTGAGCCAGTCGAAGAAGCGCCAAGGGAGCGCAGTTGGGATGAACTGGCTGATGAAATTATTGCTTTTCTGAGCGCCCCAGAGGTTTCATACTGCGAAACATCAGACATTAGCGAGGCGATTGATATGGAAACCCGCAAGTTAAGCAATGTGCTGGAGCATATGCACAATCATGGCAGGATATGCAAAGCAGAGGTGCGCCAGAAGGCAGACCAAGAGCGCGTATCTATGGCGCTGTGGTCTATTGATATGAGCGTGTACCAATGAGCTATTGCAGAGAATGTGAAGGCACAGGCCGCATTGAGCGCCGCAGCTTCATGCGAACAGCCGAAGACGCCACATGGGAAACATGGACAGAACCATGCACCTATTGCGCAGATGAAGATGATTATGATTGGCGAGGGGAGGATCAGGAATGACTA